TAGATTTAGCATTTCCTACACCTTCAGTTAAGAAAGATAAAGGAAAACGTTTGTCATCTTTTCCAGCCAAGTGTGTAATTATCGGTGATAATTCCGTTGGACGAGCCAGTAGCGCGTTTGACAAACTGTTCATGTCTGTCATTTGTGCATCATTATAATAATTTTTCTGCACGCTAATGTTTGTTCCGCTCATTTTTTAATTATTTTTATAGTTAATATTACAATTGTTTAAATTGTCTACAAATTACTAAGATCAAGATCCTCAAAATCTACCGCTTGGTTCCTCTTCCTTGTTTTTCCACGAGCACTTTTTACTTTGTCCTCGGTTCTAGCGATCTTTTCTCTCAGGGATTTAGTCGCTTTGGTCTTTGCTTTGGTATTTATAATTTGCTCTAAATTAAATCCTTTATACATTAAATAATCTATAGCCAATTTAGTTTCCATAGGCGCTTTACCATGATCTAAATCACGTTGTGTGTGGCCCTCCTTATTAACTGGAGCTGAAAGATAGGAATAAAATTTACCCTTTTCTCTCTCAGGAATAGATAATCCTGAAAAATCTTGTCCTTTTTCAAGCGTATCTGCCACACCTTCCCAATATTCTGTTATTTGTTTTTGTTGTGCTGCAACAGTTTCTTGTTGCTTAACTAACAGCTGTTCTCTTTGTACTCCTTGTACTTTAGCTAAAGCTACTCTTGCTTGTTCTGCTTTGCTGTGTAATTTTCCAGAGTCTTCATAATCTTCTAACAATTCTTTAATGAATTCTTTATCATGTCCTTTTACTGTAAAGTAGTCTCCTAAAAGAGCTTTTTGACTTCTTATATCATTTTCAGAAACTTCCATAGAATTGTAATCTAAAGTAGGATCATATGCTTGCATAAACTGTTGAGATTGCCCTCCGTTTAATACATATTGTAAATGATCTTTAACTAAAGGAAATTTGTCTAACATTCCTTCCATCTTTTCTTCAGCCATTTGATTAGCTACATCCTCAGTTAAATTTGCTAATCCTTCTGCAGTATCAGCATATTCTACACCATCTGTTTCAAATCCTAACTTTTCTAAAACTTCAAGTACAACTGTAGGCTCTTCTTTTTCTACTTCTTCATCCTCTATATCAGATTTTTCTTCTACTACTTCTTTCTTAGGAATTTCTTTTACCGGAGCTTCAGCTTCTACTGGTTCCGGCTTATTTTCTTTAACTTCTTCTTCTTCTTTTTTGTCTTCAATATCTTTTTCAAGTTCATCAGACACTGCTTCTTCCTTTACAGGCTCAGCAATGACGGGATCAATCCCATCACCAATAACATCATCAAACGTGATGTCATCTAGTTGTATTTTTTCATTCTTGTTCATATATATATATTTATTGGTTTAGTTTACAAAATTACGAATTATATTGGTTTTTTTTATAGTTTTATTTATTTTAGAATTTACTTTATTATATAACACTTTACCAGCCATACTTAGATTTATACCCACCTCTTTTCATTCTTATCTTTACTTTAGCTCCGTCTCCTTCTTTAGATCCAAAATTTGTTGCTATATTACGTATCTGGCCGTATACATCAAATCCTTGTTCTTTAGCTCCTTCCCACCATCCTTTAATTCCTCCGCCATCTGCATTATTAAAATTATATTGATCTTCGTATGTGTAAGTACCATCTTCATTTTTATTAAAATTCATTTGACCAAAAGTTGTTTTTAAAGCGTATGACGAATTGAATAATTTTTTTACCGGGGCTAATCCATGAGGATCTTTCTCTTTACTGTATATATTACCTTTACTGCTGTCTACATCTGCATAAACACTTCCACCATCTGTGCTTGTTTGATAATCTTGATATTCTATAGAAGTACTACCTCTTTTTTCAGCTCTCTTTCTTGCTTCTATTAAAGCCCTTTTTTCTCTTGAGTTTAAATCACTTTGAGTTATTGTCTGGTCAAAGAAATCTGTGTTTAAAGCGTTTCTACCTAAATCACTAATAAATTGTCTAACATTTATAGGAACTTGTTTTGCTAACTCTACACTAGGATTTGAAAGCAAGTTAATAGCTTTATTAACGTATCTACCTACTCTTGCTGCTTTGTCGCCAT